GTAAGGGTCCGCTCTGGCAGAACTTAGGTCGCGGCTTACGTCGGCAAGGCACGAAAAAGACAGTTTTGGTTCTCGACTACAAGCCAACTGGATCCAAGATGCTGTCTAGACATGCGGATCAGAGGCTTAAGCTCTACAAGGCTATTACCTCAAGTGTTAGGGAGGTATAAAGTATAATAGCCTTATGAGACCCAATATACAATTAGCTATTTAAAAGAGGGGGGACATGAAAACCAATAAGGCCGGCATAGAGCTTATAAAGTCTTTTGAAGGAATGAGATTGGCTCCTTATCCTGATCCTGCGACTAGAGGTGAACCGTACACGATCGGGGTAGGCGCGACCTTCTACCAAGACGGTAGAAAAGTTACGATGCAGGATCCCCCGATGACAGAAGCTCAAGTTATAGCACTTCTTCAATTTCATCTGCAGAAATTTGAGAAGGATGTTTCGCGCCTTGTGAAGGTACCACTAAACTCCAACCAATTCTCTGCCCTTGTATCGTTCGCGTTCAACTGTGGAACCGGAAACCTGCAGAGTAGTACTTTGCTTAAAAAACTCAACGCGTTAGACTATGCTGGTGCGGCGAACGAATTCCTTAAGTGGGATAAAGCTAATAAGCAAGTTCTTGTTGGCTTGACCCGTCGACGTAAAGCTGAACGAGAGCTGTTCCTCGAACCAGAGGCATCAGTGGCAGTGACTTCTCCTAGGAATGGCCTCCTTCCGGATGGTCCCAACGAGCAAGAAATGAATGATATCCTTAAGAATCTCGACAAACTTACTTAAACCTCATCCTAGTAGAATAGGGTCGCGGGTTATACAAGTAGCAAAGTGAGGGGCCTCATAAGCCTCAGTCGAAAGACTTCATGGGTGCAATTCCCATACCCGCAACCACTTCTTAGTATAACCTCCTAGTACAAAGGAGGTTTCCGTGAAAATCAATATAATCGGCGATATTGCTGGACGTTACGATGAGCTTCTGCTTTTGCTAAAGCAGATGCCTGAGGCCGATCTTATTTTATCCATTGGCGATATGGTCGATCGTGGACCTAAATCTAAGCAAGTAATTCAGTGGTTCATGAAGCAGCAGAAAGCTGGAAAAGCTGAAGCTATCTACGGCAACCATGAAGATATGATGGTGGAAGGCCTTAAGAAAGGCAATTCGCGCGATTGGATGCATAATGGCGGATATCAAACTCTCGTATCGTATATGAGCAAGAAGGATATCTTCGAGCGAAAAGATGCCCAGGAACATGCTCTTGTTCCTAAGAGTCATGTTGATTGGCTAGAGAAGCGTCCAATGTACTTTCAGACAGATAATCTGTTTGTAAGTCATGCTCCCATTACATCGCTTAAGAACATACCAAAAGATCCTTATGGTCGTGACTTCTATTTCGTATGGAATCGTTACGAACCCAGTAAGCCACAAGATAAGTTCCTGATTAACGGCCACAATGGCACTCTGCAAGAGTACAGGGGCGATGGACGCACTATCGGAATGTGTATCGATGATTCACATCAGAGGAAACTGACAGGTCTTCATTGGCCGACCAAAGAGATATTTCAACAGGAATTCTTACCGGTAAAAGAGAAACCTATGCGTAAATTGACAAAAGAAGAAAAGAAGAAAGCTGAAGAGGATAGAAAGAGTTTGGATGTATTTTTTTAAAAGTGGTCAATGTCAAATACAGTAGTTTACAAAGGATGGATATCTATTGGTCCGCCACGTAAAGGTAGGGACGATACTGTTATATTGTCTCCCAATCGGTTCTTTTATCGTCCCAAAAAACACGTGATAGCAGAAAAAATAGCAGCCGATATATGTAAATACGGTTCATATGTTAACATGACTATGTGGACTGGCTACCACAAAATAAAACCCAATAAAAAATATTTATCACGCTCCTTTATGGGATTAATTAGCGCAGAGTATAGCGAAATCTCTAATGCTGCTCACTACCGATACACCTATGATTCTATAAATATTGATAGTTCTGATTTCTTAGCAGAACTAGCAGGATACTATCACCATTACTGTATAATTGAGATAACTTATCACAAGACTGAATATGACATGATATCTCATGAGATGGAACTCATACTCTTACTAAACCACAACTTATAAGTAGAATAAGAGCATGAGTGACACAGATATACTAAAGTTGTACATGAAAGAAGCCTGTAAGACTCCTCTTCTTACCTATGCTCAAGAAGTCGAACTAGCTAAAGAGATAGTTGCAGGTAATATGAGATCCCGCGAGAAGCTCATACGGGCAAATCTTCGTTTGGTCATCTCTATCGCTAAAGCATATAGTAATCGAGGTATGGCTCTCGAAGATCTAATACAAGAAGGCAATATCGGCTTAATGAGGGCCATAGAGAAGTATGAGTATCAGCGTGGTTATAAGTTCAGTACATATGCCACGTGGTGGATTCGTCAAGCAGTAGCACGGGCAATAGCAGATAAGAACCGACTCATTAGACTGCCTGTCCATATGGTGGAAACCTTTAATAAGGTATCGAAGATAGTTAGTTTATTTGTTACAGAGTTTGGACGAAGTCCAACCCACGAAGAGATCGCTAAGAAAGCTGGAATTTCTATAGATAGGGTAATCGATGTTATAAGTTATGGAGCTCCACTAGCAAGTATAGATGATTTTCTTATGGAAGATAGCGAGATTCGCCTCAGTGATACTCTAACCGATAATAATAGTCCTGCTACTTCAACAGTAGAAAATGCTATGAACGATATTATAACTTTTTCTCTGAAAGATCTTTCAACTAGAGAAGAGAAGATACTAAGACTAAAATATGGTATCAAATGAAGATGCTCATCCTACTTGGCGATTACCGTAAGTATCTCACCTACAAAATCTTCAAGACAGAGCAAGAGATGGATCTATTCATAGATAAGATTCATCCGTTGATGATGGCAAACATCCACAGAACTGAACCCCTGCAGAAAAGACTAGAGATAGTTAAAGACGACTACTTCATTTACGCTGGCGCAGTAATTGATTTTGAAGTAGTTGACCTGGACCCAACTCCTTAGAGTTTCTAATAATATTTCCTAAAATTCCACCTATCTTTTCACTTCTCTACATGAGTGCGCGAAGCGCACTCATAATGCACGCGCTAAGCGCGTGCATGAATTTCTAAGAAGAAAAGAAGGGTATTGTGAGGGATAGTTAATCTTATGATACCCTTGAAATTGTGTTTTTCTAAGTTGAAACAAAAATATTTATTGTATGTATAATTCACTGGTAAATCTAACGGAGGTTTTATGAATACCAAGCAACTTATTAATGACGATCTTCATCAAAAACTTACGCAAGAAGAAGCAGTTAAGCAAGATGCGCGAGTGGCGCAGCACATGAAAGCATTACAGCAAATTCGTGAGCAGGCTTTCAAGATTGAGGTCGAGGTACTCGACGGCGGGAAGTTACCAGCTAAGGCAAATCGAACTGATGCCGGCTTTGACGTATACGCGACCGAAGACGTCGCAATCTATCCGGGCAACATTATCAAGCATCCATTAAACATTCGCATGAAGCTTCCAGCGGGATCTTGGGCCGAGATTCAGACGAAGAGCGGTCTTGGATCTAAAGGTATGCTTGTGTACGCAGGCGTAGTCGATGAAGGCTATCGCGGTATTCCGCATGTTATCGCGACCAATCTAAACTGGGGATTTACCTGGAAGACAGAGGGTGATAAAACCGCCATGGTCGGTGAAGAGCCAGATGTTAAGCCAATCTTAGTTAAGAAGGGCGAGAAGCTAGCGCAGATCACGATGCACCCGCATTCTAGTGAGTACTTCATGGTACAGGTCGACAAGGTGGATACAGACACATCGCGTTCAACAGGTGGTTTTGGATCTTCCGGTCTATGAGTATAATGCTCACATAGTACCAAGGAGGATATGTGAGCGATAATCTGGCCAAACTCTTCACTTCAAATATCAGGATCTCCAACCTGAAGCCGTTCCATACAGATGCTATCTGGCCGGCAAATATAGAGCTGTGCATAACCAGAGTGCCTATCCGTAAGAGGGACGGGTATGATGACGGCATGATGCAAGAACTAGCTCTCAAGCTCAAGAATAACATGGTGAAGAACGGGATCGTGTTTCTGATCTGCTATGCCCCGGTTGAGGCTAAGGCTAGGCCATTCCAAGTTGCCAAGTATATGATAGATGCCGGCTTCAACCACATCGACAACATCGTGATACAGAAGACCTGGTATCCGGGCAAGCGCTCTGAGATCAACCTCGTAAACTCCCACGAGTATGTCCTGTACTTCTGCAACGGCGAAGTGTGGAACCTAGACCGACTTCCTATCCGACAATATCTCGGAACTAATCCAGATATTTCCTGTCCGGGAAATACGTGGAAAGTCGAGACAGGATCCCTGGATGAATCCATTCCCGCAGACCTAGCTGAACTCCTTCTCCGCATGACAGACTCACTTCCTGGCTCCATAGTCTTTGATCCATTCTTAGGCAACAGTTCAACCCTACTTGCAGCTTTAAAACTCGGACACAGCTTCTACGGTTTTGAACAAGATCCGAAGCGCATGGCACGTTATGAAAAAATAGTAAAAGAGGCAAGTAAATAATGAGTTTTTGTGTTACGTGCAACCTAGAATTAGAGCAGCGTAATAAAACTGGTTATTGCACTAGTCATCGCGGTAACTGGCGTAAAAAATGCAATTCTTGTGAAGAATTAATTTATGCTGGCTCTAAGACTGGTTTATGTAAATCATGTTATGATTTGGGTTTTTATTCAAAAAATAGAGATAAAATAAATCAACACTATAATGAAGTTTATCATAAAAATAAGAAATCTATAAACACCAAACGAGCTCAACGAGAAAAAATTCGATGGCATACTGATTCTGAATTTAAGTTTAAAAAGTCACTTAGATCTCGTTTTAAAAAAGCTATGCGAGAAAATTGGGTAAAAGGTTCTTTCACTAAAACACTAGGATGTACTATAGGTGAGTTAAAAGAGTATTTACAATCTAAGTTTCAGACTGGAATGACTTGGGATAACTATGGTAAAGAATGGCAGATCGATCATATTATTGCATTTTGTTCTGTAGATTTAACTAAAGATGATCAGTTAGTAAAAGTTTCTCACTATACTAACTTGCAACCTATTTGGAATAAAGATCATTACAAGAAAACCATCTCTGATAGAGGTCAATATGTCGTTTTATAAAACTAAAGCAAAAACCATTATTCATGATCAGGCTCAAATAATTAAATTAGTTAATGAAACTATGAGCAACATGGCCGCTATCGTAGGCACAACACTCGGTCCTGGCGGACGACCAGTTCTTATTGAGCGCGATGGCTTATCTGTACTGGTGAGTAAAGATGGTGTAACTGTAGCTAAGAATATTGGAGTCACTGATGCAGCTGCTAATACGATTGTTGAGGCCGCAAAAGAAATCTGTTTGAATACTGCGAAAGAAGCCGGTGACGGAACGACTACTGCTATCGTTCTTGCTGACGCCCTAGTTAAAGAAGGACAGAAATTCCTGTCTACACGTCCTAAATATAATCCACAGAGAATGATCAATGAGCTAAACGATGCATACACCCGTGTTGTGGTTCCATTTCTGCGGGATGTTGCGGTTAAGGTAAGTGGTGAAGAACAGCTTAAGTTCGTAGCAACAATATCATCAAACGGTGATAAAGAGATTGCTGATGTAGTTGTTAAGGCTTTCATGGACGCAGGGGATGACGGTACGGTTCTCATAAATGAGAGTCAGGGCGGAAAGACCTATGTTGAGGTGAGCGAAGGATATATCGTCACTACAGGCCTTAAGGATCTAGGACAGATCGGCCCGTCCTTTATCAACGATAAAGGGAATCAGCAGGTCAAGATGGATAAGGGATACGTGGTATTGTATGATGGCTCAATGAACGATCTGAAGGTGCCTGGGTTGATTCAGGATGCTGTTGCTGATGATGGAGGGTTCTCTGATGGAACTCCCATCATCGTGTTTGCCCATAGCTTCGCGGATAGCGTACTTGATAAGTTCGCCAAGACAACAAAGGGTGGCCTCACTGTTGTTCCTATCAAGACGCCGCGCTCAGGTCTTCCCAATGGAGCATCTATGTTCCTGGAAGACATGGCTGCTTACACAGGAGCAACAGTGTTCAACCCTGGAAACGTGGAAGAGTTTGATGATGAGGGTTTAGGCAATTTCGACAGCGCCAGAGTTACCCTATACGAGGTGTTTCTTACTGCAACTCCAGACGGGGACGCCGTAACCTCTCGTGTAGGCGAGCTTAAGGCAATCGCTGAAGCTGCAATGGGAGAACTAGACAGATCGTTCTTAAGAGCTGCCATTGCTAAACTTACTGGTGGCGTATCCACAATCCACGTTGGCGGAGCCTCAGATCTTGAGATACGTGAGAAGAAAGCTCGTGTTGAAGATGCTGTTGAAGCTGTTCGCTCAGCAATCGCAGAGGGTATCGTCACTGGTGGATGTAGCGTTCATCTAATACTAGCTAGACTGCTAGACAGTCACCATCCGGATAGTGCAGAAGCTTGGAGTATCTTAGCAGAAGCACTGCAAGCGCCATTTAGGCTTTTGCTTAAAAATTGCGGTGAAGAATACGATGAGATTCATAGAGACACGAGCCTCTATATCCTAGAGGGCGCCAATAGACAGAAACTTCCTACTAGTATCTTTGATGCCAACTTACATAAGATGGTAGATCCAATGAAGACAGGTATTATAGAGCCTGCTAAGGTAGTACGGGTAAGTATCGGTAATGCACTCTCTGTAGCCTCACTCCTAACTACGCTGGGAGGAATTATTGTCGTTCCGAGAGATCTTGGGATGGAAGGACAGGCCGAACTAGCACAAGCAGCATTCAAATCAATGATGGAGACAGTAAATGATTGATAAGTTAAAGCAACTCTGGCAGTACGACTGGTTTAAGATCACATCGGCTCTACTTTTAGGAGCTGCAATCGGAGTCGTGTTCTATCCCTCTAAGACTATCACCGAGCGTGAGACCTCTAAGTTGAGAGAGACATATGATCTGAAGATTTCTGACATTCAGAAAACGCATGCTGAAGAAACTAAGACTCTTCAAAACCGCGTTGAGTCAGAGGAGTCTGCGCGCAAGACTCTCGAGATTGAAACAACCAAGAAGGTGGAATCGCTCACGCAAGAGAACAAGAGTTTGAAGCAGTCCAGCAAGAAGCAGAAGTTCAAGCTCGTCAAGCCAGATGGCACGATCATCGAGAAAGAGATGGAGCAGTCCAACTCTGAAGAAGTTTCTAGCGTAGTTACGTCCATTAAGGAAGAGTTCACTAACAAAGTGAAGTCTATCGAGGAGAAGTGGAAGAAGGTTCACGAGGAGCGCATTGTCGAACTCAAGAAGAAGTTTGACCAAGATGTTGAAAAGGTTAAGAGCGAGCAGAAGGTTGTTGAGAAGATCGTTGAAAAAGAGAAGATTGTCGAGGTGAACAAGAAGAAGCTGCGTCCAGAGATTGGGGCAGCCTACAACGGTGATGACCTTCTAGGATACCTGCACCTTTCATATCCGATCGTAGGTCCAGTTTTTATCGGCGGTGGTGCTAGTGCTAACAAGACAAAGTTTGGTGAAGTTCAACTAGGACTTGGCTTGGAACTCTAATGCCCAAATATACATTTCAATGTCAGAAATGCGAGTCATCTGCGCAGATATATGTTCCTCCCCTAGTTAAGGACATACCCTGTAAGACCTGCCAGGGAACTATGGATCGCCAGATGCCAACGCTTAATGGTCCTGCTAACGTGCGAGAAGTTGTTAATAAAAACACCGGTACAACATGGACTGACGGACAACAGGAAATGGTTCAGGATCGCAAAGAGAACTACTACTGGACTGTTGAAGTACCACGCCTTGTAAACTCCGGTATCTATAGCCTGGAAACCATGTTAGAGAATCAGTGGATCTACGTGGACGACGCCGGCAAGATACACGTAAACAAGCCACCAGACAAGAGATAAAGATGAGAGTTAAGGAATTAGAGGCTGAGAACATCTTAAGTATCGGCCACATAAACATTTCCTTTGGAAACTCTGGTTTGGTACTTCTCGATGGATGGAACCATGACGACAACTCTCATAACGGTGCCGGCAAAACCTCTATATTCAATGCTCTAGCCTTCGCAATCTACAACAAGCTTCCTCGAAAAGTCACAGCGTCAGAGATAGTTCGCAAGGGGTGCAAGACAGGGTTTGCGCGTGTAGTCGTTGATATAGGGAGGGATGAATTTGATATAAAGCGCTCTCGCCCTAACGGTCTAGTAATTCTTAAGAACAAGCAGTTGATTCCAGAGATGTCGCAGGAGCAGTTGGAGGCACTGATAGGCCTCACCTATGACCAGTTCTTGATCTGCATGTACTCAGCTCAAACTGAGTCCGTTAAGCTCATCACTTTAAACGATGGATCTAAAAAAGACTTTTTTCTGCGTCTACTGAGTCTAGAGGATTTTGCCGAGCGCAAGAAGTATGTAGATTCAGTAATCAAGACTAAGACAACAGAACTAAACGAATTCGAATCGTCCCTGGGTAAGGTTGACGCTAGAATTTCTGCCTATAGCGAGAGTTTGATAGATGTTGAGGATATAGGTGACAGGATTAAGGAGTTGGATACTTCTGAGTTAGAGAAGAAGCTAGTACTACGATCCAGTCTTGAAAAACCTGATATGTCTAAGTTTGACCTACTAGAATCAACACTAACCAATAAATTAATGAATATGCGCTCTGCAGAAGCAACCATTGCTAACGCCCACACAATGATTAGAAAGCTTGATAACACCTTAGCTTCTATGGATAATAATAGTGTTAATTGCCCACACTGTAATGAGTCATTCGTCTTAGGAACAGATGGCCCAATGACAAAGCAACACCTGGTTCATGAGCGCGCAACGTACGTTGATGATGTCAACACATTGTCACAAACTGTTTTAGAGAAGACATCTCTAATAGATAAGCTGAATAAACTAAAGGTAAAAAGATCAGAGTCTCTGTCTCAATATAATAATGTTTCTGCAGCCAATATTGAATTAAAGAACGCTATAGATACTCGCAAACGTACGATAGCTTCTCTCAATGAGAAGCTCGAGAAGCAAGCCGAGATTACAGCAAAGATTGCTAGTGCTAAGAAACTGCTGTCTGGTTTACTGGTGAAGATTTCGGATCTTAAAGATGAGATTTTAGTTTACGAAGCGGTGTCGACAGCTCTATCCCCCACTGGGGCTCCAGCATATGTTGTAGATTCTGTTATTGATCAGTTCAATGACAAGGTGTCACAGTACGTGTCCCTGGTGTGGCCAAACGCCTCGTATAGCCTTCAATCCTACAAGGAGAACAAGTCTGGCGACATAAAGGCCAAATTCAGCGATAAGCTGGCTATACAGGGTGTGGAAAGATCTATTGGCAGCCTATCTGGCGGAGAGTTACGCTGTCTATCTCTCGCTGTAGATTTTGCGGTGATTGATGTTGTAGAGACCACATTCGGTATCTCTATCAACCCAATCATCCTTGATGAACCATTCGAATCGCTGGATTCCTTGAATAAGGAGCGCGTTATTGAGATCCTAGAGACACTTTCTGTAGATAGACAGATCTGGATAGTTGATCATACGAGCGAAAGCAAGTCTATGTTCTCTACTATCGTTAAGGTCGAGAAGAAAGATGGCGTCTCACTCATTGCTTGATATCATATGGGTATGGATAAAGCTATATCAAAATTACTGGAGTTAAGAGAAGCCCTTGAAAAGGCTACTAAAATTCCGTCTGTCAAGGTTCCAGAACTGCCTTCCCCAAAAGCCCCTAAAATGCCATCGGCACCAAAACTAGATACGGCAGCACCTACTATGCCCAAGCAGCCAGATCTCACACCTGGATCTAAGAAAGACCCGTCTAAGCAGGCCCAGCAGATTAAAGATCCTGAGACCAAAGATCAAGCAATGAGTGAGGCCAAAGCTAAACTCAAGCTCGCTAAGAATGGGCAATGGTCCTTGGATGAAGAGCTTGTAGAGAAGGGTATAAAATCTACATTAGCTGGAGCAGCAATTGCTGGATCTGCTCTATTTGCTCCAATGAAAGCTGGTGCTGCACCTGCAGTACCAAGTACGCCAGATACAACAAAATATCAACACCTAGATCAAAGTGCAACGGATAAGTCAACTCTTAATGAGCGTACCTATGGTCCATATAAAGTAACAACGAAATTAGTACCCAGATCTTCTATGTCAGGCAATCAAGAACGTAAAAGTTCTTCACTGACACACAGTATCGAACTGGTAGGTAAAGACCACAGTCCTGCACATGCAAAAGCAATAGTTAATGAATTAAAGGGTTCAGGTGTTAAATCTGAACATATAACAGGTCTTAAAACTGGCGATTCATATCTAGCTAATAAAGAATTACAAGGAACTGCTCCATCCGCTAAAGGTGTGAACCTTTGGAATAAAGATGGCATTAACGATATGATTAAACTAGATAAGAATGGTCAGTGGTCTTTGGAAGAATAAATCAGTTAGTATAACTGATTTATGAAGACTAAGAAGCGCCCCAAATATAATGCTAACTCAGCCATAAGGTCCGCAGTTCGCAGGACTTTCTCACGTTCCCCTATGGTACGCGAAGTCATGATGAAAGTTAGACGAGAGCGTCCTTGGTTTAAGAGCGATGGCTCCCAAGCTGCTAAACCAAGAGTAGAGTATATGTGCTCCTCTTGTAGTGAGTGGCACATGGGGAAGAATATTCAGGTAGACCATATAGAACCTGTTGTAGATCCCAATATGGGCTTTAAAGATTGGAATACCTTTATAGATAGATTGTTCTGTGATGTAGCCAACCTAGCTGTACTCTGTAAGTCTTGTCATGAGAAAAAAACCAATGAAGAGAAGCGCATAGCTAAAGAAAGACGGATTGTAGAAAAAGAAATCTCGCGCTACGAGAACGGCCAAACGATCATTGATCCTAAAGATATAGAAAAATGGCATAAACTAAACGATGAACCGCCAAAGCGGTGCAAACACCTTAAAGAATCTGAAAACAGGTAAAATCGTCTCGCCAACGATTTCTAATTTAAGGAGAATAATATGGCAGTTGACCTTGGAAAAGCTAAGAAGATCTTGAGTCAGGCGTTTCTAGAGAATAATGATAGCGTGAGCGAAGACGATGCTGCTGCGATGGTGGTGAAGTCAGAGATGCAGATCAAGGCCCTACGTGAAGAGATGGCCTCTGATGAAAAGCTAGCCGCTGCAATTCAAATCACCAAAGATCTTAAGACTGGTTATAATAATGCCATCAAATATGAAGAAGCTAAGATCCAGTATTTGCTGGCAAAGATCGAAGAGATCCAGTCAGGATCGGTCAATCCTACAGCTAGTGTTTGAGTTAAGAGGATGATACAATAGTTCTGTATCATCCTAACTCGGAGATTGACATATGTCATTTAGAACAACATATACTGGGGCCTTAGATACCAAGCTAGCAGAAGCTAGAGCTGCGGGATCTACCTTTATTCTAACTACCAACTTAGCCGCTATCAATACTGGACTTACTGATGCCGCCAACAAGGGCCAAAAGAAGTTCACGTTGAACTACAGCGTTTCATATCAGCCTTCTGATCTGCGACTGCTTGGACCTCTCTGGGAGGCCTTCAAGACTGGCGTAGAACAAGGACTTGCAGGCCAAGACATTATGGGTAATGAAGTTACTGTTGCGCTAAATACAGCAGACAACCTGAGTACGACAATCGACCTTAAATTCTCCTTCTAACATACTTCCATTCCGCGACTAAGGCGTCACATCTCTGTGGCGCCTTTTTATTTGTATTCTGTACAATGGACGTGCACATGTTCATGGGAGAACAGAATGAATTTTTTATGGGCGGACACAGAAACAACCGGACTATATCCAGAAAAGAACGATATAGTTCAGCTTGCATGTATTCCAATTATCTTAGGTAAAGAAGGCGAAACCTTTAATGAGTTTTGCCAACCTGTAAATTGGGACAAGATAGATGATGGTGCTATCCGTGCCCACGGCATCACCAGAGACAGAATGCGGACATTTCAAGCTCCTGAGATTATGCTCGATAAGTTTATTACCTATCTAAGATCATTCAGGTGCAAGTTTGTGATCGCTGGTTACAATGTGGGATTTGATAAGAGATTTCTAAGCTCATTCTTTACCCGTCACGGCAGGGCGAACGAGTTCTTCGAACTGTTTGAGCTGCAAGTCCACGACACCTACACTCGCGCACAAAAGGTCAAGACTCTTCTTAAAACTGAGAACCTTAAACTTGGCACACTCGCTAAGCATTTCAAGATAGATATTAATGCCCACGAAGCGATGTCTGACATCGCTGCCACTATCAAAGTGGATCGTGAGGTTGGTGGCCTATTAGGCGAAGAAGCCTTCACTGAAGAAGTTGTAGAGGTTCGTAAGGATATCTTACTAAATGTAGAGTTTAAAGAACCAGCGCAACTACACTTGCACTCCATGTATGGTATGGCCGAATCTGTTCCTTCCATTGAGGAATGGGTGGAATGGTGTAAGAAGACCAAAACACCAGGTTTCAGCATCGTAGATCATGGTCCTGCCGTTTCTATGTACCATATGACGAGACTAGAAGAACCAGACGTCGTCGGCATTCCTGGCGTCGGGATATATATGTATCTAGACGCAGAGCCAGATCTGCTGTACCCCATGAATGTGTGGGCAACCAACAATGAGGGCTACTTCAACCTCATGAAGTTGGCATCGCTTGGTTATGATGAGCAAGTCGTATTAGATGGTGTGACCTATCCGAAATTGAAAGTAGGAATTGTACACCAATACAAAGCTGGTTTAGCCTTCGGCATTGCTGACGTATACGGTCCTGTCGGCCAAGCAATCCTTGAGGGAAACAAGGCAAAGGCTGTTAAGAGATTCGATGTCTACCTGGATAATTTCAAAGACCAGATGCTTGTGGAATTCAACCCTGTCTCAATCAGAGAAACATTCACCACTAAAAGCGGTTTTCAAAAGATAAAGAAGAACCAAGAGATCGTGGATGGCGATTGGAATAAGGCATACAACCTATTCTTATCAGAAATGGTTGATCTACACAATCTAAAATGTGTGCCTGTTAGTGGAGCTCACTTTATTGCACCCGGAGATAAGCTTCTACAAGAATGTATCTCTCGAAACTCATTTGATAGTGGTAAGTGCTACATTGAGTCATATCATGCCAAGACGGCGCAGCAGCTGTACAAAGAGCTAAAGCATCAGCTAAACGACTGGCTAAACGAAGACATGTTCGCATCCTGGATTGATAACACGCATAAGATCATGGAAGCTGCCAGAAGCATAGAGATCAAGTTTAGCTATAACTTGCCCCATATTGAGATCCCTGCTCACATCCAAGAGAAGACAGATGACTACAACAAACAGACTCTGATGTTCGCTATCGAGTTGTGCAAGAAGCACGGTCGCTGGAGTGATGATCCGGTCTACACTGCTCGATTCAAGAAAGAGATCGACGTTATCGTTAAGAATGAGGCAACAAACTTCCTGCCATACTTCCTCCTATTCGAGGATATCTGCTCGTATGCCAGATCAATTGGGGTGCTTCAGAACATCGGTCGTGGTAGTGCAGGCGGAAGTCTCCTATCCTACTACCTCAAGATCATTCATATCGATCCCATCAAGGCAGATCTGCCCTTCGAACGCTTCTTGTCGCATGCCCGTATTCGAGCCAAATCGTTTCCCGATATCGATTGCGACTTCGGCGATCGTACGGAGATTCTCCGTTATCTTGAGAAGAAGTATGGTCTAGGCTTTGCCCAAATCTGTACCCTTCAGAAGATGAAGACCAAGAATGCTATAAAAGATGCAATGTGGGCTCTATACGGTAGAAATCGCGAAGACTTTGAGATCAAGAACCTGTGCGAGTTGATCCCAGACTCTCCGCAAGGCCTGGATGAATATGACTTCATCTATGGCCACGTAGACAAAGAGGGCGTGGCACATCCAGGCGTGGTCGAGACTGTTCCGGAGATTGCAAAATTCTTTGAGCAGTATCGACAGGTCGAGGAGATGGTGAAGCGCCTGATCGGCATCCCGAGAGGCTGGGGACGCCATGCATCAGCTTTCGTTGTATCAACGATCGATCTGTCTTCCAACCGCGTCCCTACGATGCGCATGTGGGATAAGAACACTGGAGAGATGATTCAGGTGACCCAGTATGAGGCACCGATGGTCGAAGCATGCGGTCTTGTAAAGGCAGATATCTTGGGTGTTACAACTATCAGCATGGTATCTCAATGTCTTAAGCTGGTAAAAGAGCGAACTGGTATAGATTACCTAGAAGAAGATAAGAAGGGCGTAGCCCTAATCTACCGTTTACCCGATGATTCAAGCGTATATGCGGACTTCTATCAGAAGAAAACTGACTCTGCGTTTCAGTTCAATACATCCCTGATTAAGGGGTATATTCAGCAGTTCTGTCCTACCAGTAGAGAGCATCTCTCAGCTTTGACAGCACTATGTCGTCCTGGTACTCTCGATGCGCCAATGGTGAACGATGAAATCAAGAAAACAGATGGTATAAGCGCAGCTCAGTATTACATGGATGTTCGTGGCGGCAAGAGAACCCTCAGCTACCTCCATCCAGATCTAGCATCCTGTACATCAAATGGTGTGTTCGTCTACCAAGAAGAGGTTATGAAGTTCTTGGAATATTGTGGATGGACCCTAGAAGAAGCCGATCAGGTTCGTGCGGCAATCGCTAAGAAAAAGCGCGAGGTGATGTTGGCTGCCTTTGAAAGAATTAGGACAGCAACAGCTAAGCTTGGGTGGACGTCAGAACAGGCCAATATTGCTTGCGAACAGGTTGAAGCATTCTCACGTTACTCCTTTAACAGATCTCACTCTAGGTGTTATGCTGAACTCGGATACATCACAATGTATCTAAAGCACCACCATAAGCTAGAGTGGTGGGCAGCAGTTTTAAACAACACCGATAAAGAAGACAAGCTGCGTAACTTTATGCATCTTCTAGGGGCAACGATAAGCCCACCATCACTTGCTATTCCTACCGACAGGTTTGCAATAGTCGGTAGCAAGATTGTTGCACCATTATCTGCTGTCAAGAAGGTCGGTCCGACATCTGTTCTTGAGCTAGTGACAAAAGGACCGTTCTCGGATCTAGGTGATTATGTTGCTAAGGTTGCCCATAATAAGGTAAACGTTGGGCATTTTGTTGCTCTCATTCACGCAAGAGCGGCCGATTCTTTTATGGATCCAGCATTACCCTATGGTGAAGCAAGAAAGAAATTGTTTGCAGACTATGTTAAACTACGTAAGATCAAGCGCGAATCAGCAGAGCTAAATGAGACTAATCCAGTCTACATATTCCTAATGGAGCGAGAATACAACAAGTGCTTCAATAAGACTATCATAGAAGACGAGGCAATACAGGCTCTCATACAGAAAACCATGCCAGGATTCGCGGCAACTCACCGCACAGGTATTCCTTTCTATATGGGTCGCAATCTTCCGATTCTATCTGGTGCAAAAATCGCCCATGGTCTAGCATCCAAAGAGTATGATAAACACGTAGGAATGGTCCTTTTATATGAGGGATCAACACACAAAAGCGGTATTTCCAAGAAAACCAAACGCGAGTATAATTTCGTCAAGGTAGATCTATCCGACGGAAGCACTACAATCGAGTGCACCTGGTGGGATCAGGAGAAAGCCTTAAAATGGCCCAAGAACAGTATAGTGTTTGTTAAGGGCAAATTGTCTGAGGGCTGGAAAGGCTCTGTAAGACTAACAGTAGCAGAAATGGAGAAAATAATCGATGTCAAAATTCTTAGTAGCGAAGAATCCGCCAGCGGACTTACAGGAACATGAATATGTGATTGGTGGACCTGACTTCTATGAGCAGATCAACCAGTGCAAAGCAAAGAAGCCCAAGTCTTCTCAGATGACCATCAACTACCTACGAGAGGTAGTTGCAGCAGTGGGTCAGAAATACCTTGGTCAAGAGTTCGATGCTCTGCGAGCAATTAACGTTAGCAGGTTCGTAGGAGTACCCTGCGGCACAGATAAAGAGGTTCACGATGTTCTTGTTAAAGCGTTTGAAAACCAGTGCCCAAACCTGTTATTGGCATATGTACAACATAGCTTTAAACAGCGTCCTAGTGGAACAAACCTCATTTACTATACTGGCAATCCTCGCTACTCTACTAAGTTGGTAGAGTCGGGTTGGGAGCAGGTAAGTCAAAAAGAATTTGACGCTGATAGATCAGGTAAGCCCAAGAAAATAGTGGGAAAACCCGCTATTACTGCAGAAAATGCGGCCCTGTTAAATACATAATGGTGTATAATAGAATTGTCAATAATTGACATTTATGTAACAAACTGCCTAATAGGCAAACAAGGAGAATGGAAATGGCTAAGATTACTATCAACATGGATTCCCTCAAGTCTGGTCGCGATTGGGTACGTCACAAGATCAACGACGGCTCTAACATCTACCGGATTCTTCCGCCCTTCGGCGACCCAAGCATTCACAACAACTATCCGTACCGCCGCTGGTCAGTGTCTTGGTTGCAAGACCCTAAGTCTGGCAAGCGCAAGCCCTTCGCAACGCCTCTCACCGAAGGCGAAACCTGCCCTGTCCAAGAGTACAACGATGCGCTCAATAAGCATATTGAAGCTCGCATTCACACCTTGAAGTCAGATGGATACTCTGATGGAGATATCAAGGCTGCAATTGAAGGTCTTCGCAGTGTTCAGTGGAACATGCGCCTTCAGCACGTATATGCGTACAACGCATGTGACCAATCTGGTTCTGTTGGTCTGTTAGAGCTTAAATCTACCGGCCACAAAGCCATGAAGAAGATGATGAATCAGTACATCAAGGATTACGGACAAGATCCTACATCTCTTGGATCTGAAGAGACTGATTCAGGCGTCTGGTTTAATATCTCTAAAGAAGGTAAGGGCAAAGATACTGAATATGGTGTTGCCTTTCACCAGACTCGTCAGAAGATGAATGGTCAGCTCGTTAAGATCGATGACCGCACAGCTCTTCCTGAGAACGTTGTCGCTAATTACGAATCATTGGCATATGACTTGAATAGTATCTACACCCGTAAGAACTATGACGAGCTCAAAGCCATCCTGATGTTCAACATCGCTCTTCTTGCAGAAGAAGTACCAGAAGCAGCATTCGCAGGATATGAAGTTGAAGGTGTTGAGACCCAAGTTGCACCAGCAGCTGTTAGGAAAACTGAAGAAGCCGCACCGGTTGCTAAAAAGGGTACTGCTAAAGTAATGCTGAATCTCGATGATAGCGAAGATGAGGCTCCAGCTCCAGCTCGTAAGGCTGCAGCACCTGTCGTTCAACGCTCCACACCGGCTCCGCAGCCCGCTAAGAAGACTATTGCTCCAGCACAATCGTTCGATGATGATGAATTGAGCGCACTAACTGCCGAAATCTTAGGGGACTAAAATGTCTTCAGACCTTGTTAAGGTCGAGGAGGGACTTCGGTCCCTTCGTCTCGATCGCTTAGCTGAATTCACTAAGAAGATCGAGGATATCTCTAAGGGGTTCAACACCATGTTGGCCCCTGTCTATCTTCGCGACTTCATCATGGCTTACGACTTTACAAATACCATGTATGCATCTTCGATGAGAATGCACGGTATTGCTGAATCTGCACAGAAGACAGCAGAGGCGATTGCATATTTCGAGAATGCTCCAGAATACCTTCAAGGAAAAGGTGTTAAGGATACTGACGCAGCTCGAAAAAGATACATCGCAATGGATCCAGGTGTGATTCACGCTGATAAAGTCAAAGCACAAGCAGAATCAATGATGGTATTCCTGCGGAACAAACTGCAGGAATTCCGTCTGGCACACGACGACGTTAAGAAGATTGCATACTCTAATGAGTATGGTAATGATTCACCAAATGAGGGAATGTAGTATTCCCTCATAACAAACCGCGCTGCGGCGCTTGTCTACGGACGTAAAAGGAGATTGTTATGGAGAATGAAGAGAATAGTTTTAGTGTCGGTGTGTTTTTCACAAAAAATACATACAAGGAAAAAGGTGTTTGCCTTAAGCTAGTTGATAAGCGCGGTGATGTTAAATTTATTCCACATGAAAAACTAAGAATCGATTTCACAACCACTGATGGTAAAACTGTTAGTGTTATTGGAACAGTGTATGGCGACTGTCGTGGAGTATATATCACAGGTAATGATGTTAAAAAGGCCAAACTTCCAAGTGTTAAAAAAGGTGGTCCGAAACTACAAACTACAGTAGTTTTTTGGAGAAACCATGTCTAAGAATAAATGGATGTCCCAACTAACGAAGGGTGTGGCTCAAGCAGCCGCGGACCTTCCAAAACCCTCAGATCACGTGGTAAAGCTACCATCGCCATCCCTTAACTGGGTTGTTGGCAATGGTGGTATCACACTTGGAAAAGCAGTCTGCTTCTACGGTCCTGAATCTGGCGGTAAGAGCTTTCTCGCGCAACTTCTAATGATTCAGCTTCAGAAGGATTTCCCAGAAGGTATCTGCATCTGGTTCGATGCTGAGTTCTCATTCAACACAGAGTGGTTTGCTAAGCTTGGTGGCGATCTAGATCGCCTCATCGTTAAGCAGACAAATGATCCTCTTGAGATCTTCGACTACATCGAGAAAGACCTTCAGGTCCTACTTCAAGATGGTTGTCCTGTTGTTGGTATGACTATCGATTCTGTTAAATCCATCCGTTATCCTAAGGATATTAAAGAGAAGTCCACTAAACTAACTATGGGTGGTGGTGGTGCATCTTACCTAGGATCTGCCCTTAAAGGCATTCTTCCTGTTATCCGCAAATATAACATTACTACCGCACTTGTTCAACAGGTGTATGAGGAGATGGATGAGTTCAAAAAGATGAATAATCCATATCTCGTTCCAGACGGCAGGGCATTAAAACATTTCTGCGACTACATGCTGGAAGTTGTTCGCATCGATACAAAGGACGGG